TGCAACAGGCTACGTCTGAAGAAGACATTCTGTCAATTCTACGCTCACAACAATAATATCCGTTCATAGTCACTTGGAGGTGACCGCATATGCCTAACGCATATACATCCACAGGCTCTACCACTCTTGGTGGTACAGTCGGCGGTGCAGGTCTTGTACAGAAGGCGTATGACCGTCTTCTTGAGTTCGCTCTCCGCGCCGAACCACTAATTCGTTCAGTCGCAGACAAGACTCCAGCACAGCAATCAATCCCAGGTTCAACAGTAGTTCTACAGAAGTACGTTGACCTAAACGCAGTAACAGACACACTTACAGAGACAGTTGACCCAGATGCAGTAGCATTGTCAACACCTAACACAGTTACAATTACTCTTAACGAGTACGGTAACTCTGTTCTTGTAACACGTGCTTTGGAACTATTCTCACTTGCAGACGTTGACCCAGCAATTGCTAACGTAATCGCGTTCAACCTTGCAGACTCAATCGATAAGGTTGCGATGACTACACTTAACGGTGGAAGCAACGTAATCTACGGCGGTTCAACCGCTACATCAACAGCAACAATCACTGCTGCTGCAACACTAGACTCAGCAGACATCCGTAAGGCTGTTGCTAAGTTGCGTGCCAATAAGGCTGCATACCGCAAGGGTTCACTATACTGGACAGGTATCCACCCAGAAGTTTCACACGACCTTCGTGCAGAGACAGGCGCAGCAGGATGGCGCGACCCACACAATTACTCTACACCAGAGAACATCTATGCTGGAGAAATTGGACAGTACGAAGGCGCTTTCTTCGTAGAGTCACCACGTTTGTATTCAACTAAGTCAGGTGCAGACCAGACAGCATTGGCTACAACAACAGCAACAGTTGCAGGAACATCAGCAGGATTTACTATTGGTGTTGCTTCATCATCTGTTATCGCATCTCGCGCCGAAGTTGGCGACAAGATTGCTGCAACAGGTATTGCATCTGGTGCAAAGATTACTGCTATCTCAACAAGTGGTTCAACAACAACCATTACAGTTGACACAGCAAACACTGCAGCAGTAACAGTTGGAGCGACAGTAACTGTAACTCCAGTAACTCGCGTATTCTCAACAATCGTATGTGGAAAGCAAGCAATGGCTCAGGCAGTTGCTGAAGAACCACACGTTGTTATCGGACCAGTCGTTGACAAGTTGATGCGTTTCCGCCCAATGGGTTGGTACGGCGTACTCGGCTTTGCACGCTACCGTGAAGAAGCACTTTACCGCTTGGAAACAGGTTCATCAATCGCTGCTCTCTAGTAGTTAATTGACGGGTGGGCAGAGGGAAACCTCTGCTCATCAGTAAGTTCACTAAGGAGGACTAATGGCTACTTGGCTATTCAGAACACCAACAGTACAAGAAGGTCCTATTGGTGGAGCACGCCTATTTTACTTCTATAAATTAGATGTAGGTGTGTCAATCGTAAAGCAAAACGGAGTCTACTCCCAGGAACGATACATCCTTGATTCGGATATCCCAACATTCGAGCAGGTTTATCGTGGTGGCAGAAACTACAACGTTGACGATGCAACAAAGGCAGCATTAATTGCTGGTGGAGTTGGCGTTACAGAGGCAAACTTTACAGAGGTATAGGGACAAATGGGATTACATCAAAGACAGACACATCCAGAGTATGTAGAAGGTTGCTTTGGTTGCAAGATACAACTTCTTGAATTATCTACTGGCGATGCCAAGCGAGATATATCTGACAAGAAGTGGGTCGGAGAATTGAATGCCTACAAAGAAGCAAGAGCACAAGGTATTCAACCAGCAGGAACAACGCACAAACATATCCAACAGGCATACGCAGCAAGTGAAGTTCTCAACAAACCTTACAACGCTGACACTATGCCAACTGCAAAAAACATAACCAAACAATCCGTCGAAGTAATGAAAGAGATAGGACAAATATAATGGACAAGAAGATGATGATGATGGAAATGATGATGAAGAAGTCTGCTAAGAAGACTGCGAAGAAGGCTGTTGCCAAGAAAGTTGCTAAAAAAGTCGCTAAGAAGAAGATGAAGTAATGCCAAAAGTAGGAGCAAAAGAGTTTTCATACACAGCAAAAGGTATGGCAAAGGCTAAGGCTGAAGCCAAGAAGACTGGCAAGAAAATGGTAATTAAAAAGACTTCCAAGAAAATGGGAAAGAAGAAGTAATTATGCCAATGACATATGACGAATACCAGAACAAGCGTTCTTGGTTAGTTGATACCGCTGAAACTCCTGCAGACCAAAAGCGTCTTAAGGCACAACTTGCAAAGTTAAAGGCTCAGTACGATGCTGGTAAGGCTAAGGCGTCTGCTAGTCCTAAACCACTTACAGGTGCCGCTGCAATTAAAGCAATTCAGCAACGAACATCTGACGCTGGTGTAGCGCAAGCAGAGGCGCAAGCACGTGCTGCTATTGCAAAGAAATATCCAGGACTTACTATCCCTGAGGTAAAGAAGGCATCAGACCTATCACGTTCAAGAAACAAAAACTTCGGCAAATGAAAAACAAAGTAGAAAAGGTTATGGGCGAGTTCAAGCGCGGAACCTTACACGCAGGGGCTAATCCTAAAGGACCGAAGAAGGCACCTATTGTTAAATCTCGTAAGCAGGCTATTGCTATTGCTCTCTCTGAGGCTGGCAAGTCGAAAGCGAAAAAGACTGTTAAGAAAGCGAAGAAAAAGTAATGGACCCAAGACTAAAGCGAGCAGGAGTGTCAGGCTTTAACAAGCCTAAGCGCACACCAAGTCATCCAAAGAAGTCACACGTTGTTGTGGCTAAAGAAGGCGATAAGGTCAAAACTATTCGCTTTGGTCAACAGGGTGTTACTGGCGATAAGAAGCCAACAGCACGTCAAGCATCATTTAAGGCTAGGCACGCAAAGAACATTGCTAAAGGAAAGATGTCAGCAGCCTATTGGGCAGACAAGGTGAAATGGTGAAAAAGAAAGCATTCTGGGACAAGAAGAATCCTAATAAGAAATCAACACCTTTGACTGCAGCACAAAAGGCTAAAGCAAAGGCAAGAGCAAAAGCAGCAGGTCGACCTTACCCAAACTTAGTAGACAACGCAGCAGTTAAAAGAAAGGCTAAGTAATGGCTAGCATTCCAGGTTTATCATTTTGTGCTGAACTTAATCGTTTAGCAAATGGTGGAGATTATCCACTAATGACTGCGTTTAAGGAGTCACAAGGCGCAGCCAATGCTTGGGCTGGGACATCAGGCAAGGGCTTAATTGCTGCTCTGAATTACAAGGCTGATGCTAATCGTCAACCTAACAACTTTAAAAACCTTAATGCTATCTGTAACGAGTTAGCATCTACTACTGGACTATCTGCTCTTGCAGCATTGAGGACTATCTAATGCCAACACTTGAAAGTATGATTGATGAAGTGCTTATCAATCTTGCAGGTTACACATACCAGCAGGATAGAGCGACTTACATCACAGAAAATGTTACTGACACCCCATCAACTATCGCTGACCCAATTATTCTTCAGTTAGCATCTACCGATAATATCGGTAAGGGCACTATTGAAATCAACGAAGAACTTATCTGGCTAGATTCCTTTGACCGCGTATCTAATACAGCAACAGTTCCACCTTGGGGTCGTGGCTACCTAGGCACAGATATTGATACACACACTGCTGGTGCAAAGGTTACTATCACTCCTACATTTCCACGCTATGTTATTAAGAAAGCAATCAACGATACTATCGCAGCCTTCGGCTCTACTATCTTTGCTGTCAAGACAACATCATTTACTTTTAATGCAGCACAGACTACATATCCATTTAACAACTTGGGTATCCACAACATTATGACAATTATGTGGCAAGACATTGGACCTTCAGAAGAGTGGTTCCCAATCCGTCGTTGGTCTTGGGATTCATTGGCTTCAACTACAGCATTTGGTGCTGGAGCACAGACTGTAACAATCGGTGACTTTGTTCAACCAGGTCGTACAGTCAAGGTTGTTTATGCAACTGACCCAGTTCCATTTACAAGCAACTCACAGGACTACTCAACACAAACAGGATTACCTGATTCAACACGCGATGTTGCAATTCTAGGTGCTTCTTATCGCCTATTGACTTACCTTGACCCAGCGCGTGCTGCTCAGGTTAGTCCACAGGCTGATGAGACAGATAGTAAGCGTCCATTCGGTGCATCACAGACTGCTACCAAGCAACTCTACGCACTTTATACACAACGCCTTAATGAAGAAACAGCAAGACAGCAAGCCCAGTATCCAATCCGCGTTCACTACAGCCGATAGGTAAATAAATGACAACAAGAAAATATTCCTCACGTTCACAGCAAACTACGCTAGCAGCGGGCATTACAGATACAGCCACAAGTTGTACTGTCGTATCTGGTTCAGCGTTACTTGGTGGAGCAACCGTCCCCGCTGGTACAACATTTACTGTTGTTATTGACCCAGATACAGCCCTTGAAGAAATTGTAGATGTTACGATTGTTAGTACTAACGTATTAACAATTACTCGTGGTGTCGAGAATGCGGGTACTGGTCAGGCTCACTCTGCTGGTGCTGCTGTTCGACATATGGCAATTGGTCGTGACTTCCGCGAAGCCAACCTTCACATTGAAGCAACTGGTGGATACAACGATGGTACTGGTGCTCACACAATGCACGGTATCGCTGCAGGCGAAGGCGACGTTGTAGGTACACTTAAGACTCAGACACTGACCAATAAGACCCTTACAGCCCCTACAATTACCAACCCTATTATTTCAGGCACTAACGTAGATGCAAGCATTGTCTTTGAAGGTGCAACACCTGATGCTTTTGAGACCACCCTTACAGTAGTAGACCCAACTCAGGACAATACAATTACCCTGCCCAATACAACAGGTACAGTTGTTATTGCTAACGCAGCACAGACTCTTACTAACAAAACTATGGGCGATGCCCTTAATGCTGGTGGGTTTAAGATTACAAATCTTGCTACACCAACACTTGCAAGTGATGCAGTCCGTAAAGACTTTGCAGATGCTCAGGTAGCAGCAGCAGCGACAAGTGCTGCAAGTGCTGCGACATCTGCTGCATCGGCTGCAACATCAGCATCTTCTGCGTTAACTTCTGCTAACTCAGCAAGTGCTTCTCAGACTGCAGCAGCAACGTCTGCTGCTAGTGCAGCAACTTCTGCTTCTACTATGGCAGCAAGCGTAACAGCGGCTGCATCATCTGCAACTGCTGCAGCAAGCAGCGCAACTGCTGCTTCTACTAGTGCAACAAGCGCAGCCGCTAGTGCAACTGCAGCGGCAACCTCAGCAACTAGTGCAGCGGCATCTGCCACAGCAGCGGCTACATCAGCCACATCTGCAGCAGCAAGTGCAACCACTGCTGCTAACTCAGTAGCAACAATTGCAGGATATGCAACATCAGCAGCAAACTCAGCAACTGCTGCTGCTACATCGGCTACTAGCGCAGCAACTTCTGCTTCATCTGCTTTGACTAGTCAGACCGCCGCAGCAACTAGCGCCACAAGCGCTGCTGTTTCCGCAACGGCTGCTGCTACAAGTGCAACATCTGCTGCAGCATCTGCTACCGCTGCTGCGACTTCTGCAACTTCTGCTGCTGCCTCAGCGACTGAGGCTGCTGGATATGTAGTACCAAGTCAAACTGGTAATGCTGGTAAGGTGCTAGGAACTGATGGCACTGCCGTATCTTGGACAACAACTATAAATCCTACTACTGTATCAACTAACGTTGGTGTAGGTTTTGAAGTACTTGCTGCTAATACTACGGGTTCACTTAACGCAGCATTTGGATACAGAACTCTAAAAGCAAACACCACTGGTGCTTCAAATACCGCAGTAGGTTCCTCTGCTCTACAAGCAAATACTATTGGAACATTAAATACTGCTGTTGGTAATGGTGCTTTGTTTGCAAATACAACTGGAGTATCCAATACAGCAGTAGGAGAACAAGCACTGGTTGCTAATACAATTGGTATTAACAATACTGCTGTTGGACGTGCATCATTGTATGCAAATACTACTGGCAGTAACAATACGGCAGTTGGTTATTTTGCTTTATTAACAAACACTACTGGTATTAATAACACTGCAGTAGGTTCTGGTGCACTTGATGCTAACACAGTTGGTGGAAGCAACGTTGCTGTAGGAATTAACTCTCTTGGTGCAAACACAACAGGCGCATCTAACGTAGGAGTCGGAAGAGATTCCATTCTTTTCAACACAACAGGTGAACAAAATACAGCGGTAGGAAATACTACACTTCGTTCAAATGTAAGCGGTATTCTTAATACAGCCGTTGGTGCGTCTGCTTTGTATAGCACAGTTACTGGGTACAACGTAGCAGTGGGTGGATACTCAATGTATACAAATACAACAGGATACTTCAACGTGGCTGTTGGTAATAGTGCAATGCAGTTTAATACAACTGGTTATGAAAATACAGCACTTGGTTATCTTGCTTTACAGAATAACACAACAGGTATTAGAAGCGTAGCAGTAGGAACATACGCACTTGATGCAAATACTACTGGTCAAGGCAACACTGCTATTGGCTATGCTGCTTTAAGTACAGTTACAACAGGTAGTAACAATGTTTCTGTTGGTAGTGAAAGTTTACAGCAAAGTACCGCTAGCGATAATATTGCTATTGGTCCCGCAGTATTGTATGATAATACAACAGGTACAAGAAATGTTGCTATTGGCAGTGGTGTGGTTGCAGCAGATTATCCAGCAATGAGATTTAATACCACTGGTTCAGACAATACCGCTTTGGGCAACAGAGCAATGGTGTACAATACAACAGGTAAGAACAATACAGCAGTTGGTGCTAATTCATTAAAAAACAATACAATAGGAGTAGGCAATGTTGCCGTTGGGTATCTTGCACTTACTTCAAATACAACTGGTGTTGGCAACACTGCTGTTGGTGGGGAATTAGAAGGAAACTTTAGTGCTCCATTACAAAACAATGTTACTGGCTCTAGAAATACTGCCGTTGGAACTGGCGCTGCTGGACAAAATACTGCAAGCGACAATACAGTTATTGGCTATGGCGCTGTAAACAATATGACTTCTGGTAATCAGAATACTATTATTGGTGGCTTTGCTGGAAATAGCGGAACAAATAATTTAACTACTGGTACTAATAATACTATTATTGGATACAACGCAGCGGCTGCTTCTTCAACTGCATCAAATGTTATTACGCTTGGTAACTCATCTATTGCAACACTTCGTTGCCAAGTCACATCAATCACCGCTCTATCAGATGCCCGAGATAAGACAGATGTTGAGTCAATTCCAGTCGGTCTAGACTTTATCAACAAGTTAAACCCAGTAACATTTACTTGGAATACACGTGACGGTGGCAAGGTTGGTGTCAAGGACACAGGATTTATTGCCCAAGAACTTATGGCAGTAGAGGACGAGGCAGAACTTGCTGAGTACTTACAACTGACATACCGCGATAATCCAGAAAAACTAGAAGCAACTCAGGGTAGACTAATCCCTATATTGGTCAAGGCAGTACAAGAACTTTCAGCAAAGGTCGCTGAACTAGAAGCAAAGGTAAACTAATGTCACATACAGATAACGCAGTAAAGACAATCACTAAGGCTACTCCTACAGTTGACCTTGATGGCAAGGTAATCAAGTGGGATGTAGAGGTTGAGTATTCACTCAATGACTATGTATCAAAGTTTAACAAGACTGTAGAAGTTGAGGCTGAGAAGGCACCAGCATCTTTCAACAAGGCTGAACTATGGGCATTGGTCAATGAGGCTCACCTAGATGCAGTATATGAGTCACAATATGTATCAACTCAGATTCCAGTAGAGGCTACTGAAGTCAAGGTTGATGATTTCGATATCGATTCACTAGCGTAACCAAAGGTCGGGGGACACAATGAAAACAGTACTAATCGCAACACCTTCATACGATGGGAAAGTAGATGTCTGGTACGCCAGTGCACTGCATCAAACTGCATTGCTTGGTATGCAATCGGACATCTACTTCCACCCAATCTTTATGTCTTATGACGCACTCATCCAGCGTAGCCGTAATGACTTGCTAGCCCTAGCGGTAGAGCAAGAGTTTGATGGCATCCTATGGATTGATGCTGATATGGAATGGAACCCTCAGTGGGCAATTGATGTGGTGAACTCAGGCAAAGATGCCTTAGGTCTACCAGTTATCAAGAAGTCTATCTTCGAGGAATCCTACAATGTCAAGTGTAAGCCAGAAGATTTAATCACTAATGATGAGGGACTTATCAAGGTTGAGTCTATTGGTAC